GGGGCGACAGTTACAGTCACGGGCGCTGCGAATAATGGATCAGGATTGATACGAATCACAGCGGCTTCTCACGGCTTTGATACGGGCGAGAGAGTGGGCATCGCGAGTGTGGGCGGAACAACTGAAGCAAACGGATCTTGGACAATAACAGTAATTACGGCAAATACTTTCGATCTTCAAGGATCGGCATTTGTTAATGCGTACACCGCTGGGGGCACCATTTTCCCAGGGATATTTTATTCCACAGATGTGGGAAGACTTTTAAGAATGCAACAAGGAACTACTTGGGGCTATGCAAAGATAGCAACATTCGTACACGCGGGAAGTGTGACAGTAGATATCACAGATACTTTTACTTCCACGGCGGCAAAGACTGTTTGGAGACTAGGTGTGTGGAGCGACACAACCGGCTATCCAGCGTGTGTGACGTTTCATGAAGATAGATTATTTTTTGGCGGAGCACCTAATGCTCCTCAGAGATTGGATGGTTCGGTAATTGGGGATTATGAAACCTTTAAGCCGAGTGCGGCCGATGGGGTAATTGTTGCTAGTGACGCCTTAGCATTCACTTTAAATTCAAACGATGTAAACGTAATCAGATGGTTTAGTCCGGATGAGAAAGGTTTGCTTGTAGGAACTGTCGGCGGTGAGTGGGTAATTAGAGCGGCTTCCATTAATGAAGCATTAAGTCCTACCAATGTTACAGCAAAAAAATCTACTTCATACGGAAGTGCTGACATACAACCAGTGCAAGTTGGTAAAGCTACTTTGCACGTTCAAAGATCAACTAGAAAATTAAGAGAGTTTTTATACTTCTATGACGTTGATGGTTTTAGAGCAAATGATCTCACGTTAATTGCCGAGCATATAACAGGTAACGGGATTGTAGAGCTTGCTTACCAAAAAGAGCCGCAATCAATTGTGTGGGCGGTTAAAACTGACGGCCAATTAATCGGTATGACTTATGAGCGAGATCTTGATGCACTCAGAGCGGGATGGCATAAGCATAACATTGGTGGATATGGGGACGCGGCAAACAACAATGCGGTAGTTGAAAGTATCGCAGTGATTCCAAGTCCAGACGCTACTAGAGAAGAATTGTGGATGGTGGTTAAGAGATACATTAACGGAGCAACTTATAGATCTGTGGAATACATGACAAAGCTTTTTGATGAGCTTGATGATCAACAAGATGCGTACTTTGTTGATGGTGGATTAACTTACGACGTTCCAAAAACGATAACTGCTATTACTAAGGCAAACCCAGCGGTAGTGACTTCTGCCAGTCATGGGTTTAGTAATGGGGATAAAGTAAAAATAACTGAAGTTCAAGGGATGAGTGAAGTTAATGGGCAAAGTTATCTTGTTGCGAATGTGGCCACTAATACTTTTGAGTTAACCAGTGTTAACGGAGGAAGCAATATTAATAGTAGTTCTTATACTACTTATGTTAGCGGCGGTGTGGTAAGAAAATTTGTCTCAACCGTTTCAGGATTGACACACTTAGAAGGTCAGACAGTTTCTGTTTGTGCAGACGGCGCTCCTCAACCAAATAAAACAGTATCAGGCGGCGCGATTACTTTAAGTACTACCGCGACAATTGTGCATGTAGGTTTTGGGTATAATAGTGATGCACAGATGTTGAGGTTAGAAGCAGGAGCGGCCGATGGAACCGCTCTAGGCAAAACAAGGAGAATACACCGAGTGGGATTTCTCGTCCATCGAAGTCTTGGATTACAAATAGGTACTTCATTATCGGATCTCGATACGCTTACCTTTAGAACTTCTACAGATGAAATGACTAGGGCACCTGCGCTATATACAGGTATCATTACTGAAACACTTGATTCTAATTACGATTTTGAAAACAAAATAGCTTGGAGGCAAAGTCAACCATTGCCGTGTACGATATTGGCGGTAATGCCTCAAATGGTATTACAGGATAGAGGTTAATCATGGGTGATTTTATAGGCGCGGCCGGATCTTTTGTTCAAGCAAAGACGGATTACAATGCCGCCAAATATAACGCTGCCCTTGCTAGGCAAAACGCAGTCTTTGAAAGACAAAGCGCGGAAGCTGAATCAAGGCAAGCGAATGTGCAGGGAAGAAAATTCCTTGGAGAGATGAGGGCCAGTTACGGGATAAGTGGCGTAACCTTAGAAGGAAGTGCCTTTGATGTACTTCAAGAATCAGCATTAGCAGTTAAACAAGATGAATTAAATATCAAAGTGGCCGGAGAGAGAAGGGCACTTGCTTTAGAGCAAGGAGCTACTATCGAAGAATACCAAGGTAAAGCGGCAAGAACACTTGGAAATATCAGAGGCTATGCGGGCGTTGCGCAAGGTGGACAAAAAGTAGCGCAATCGGCCGGCGGCGGGGGAGCAGCATAATGCCTAGAATACAAGAGTACCGACAACAAACAAGATCCCCAGGCGGAGTTGATTTTAGAAATGCGTCTACAGGTGGCGGCTTAGGCCAAGGCTTAAGAGACATAGGCAATGTCGTTAATGAAATGGAAAATGATTACGACAGGTTTCAAAAACAAAACGCACAACATAACGCTTCTCAAAAAACTGCAAAGTACGCGCTAGAAGATGATAAATACATCGAAGAAAAAACTAGTTCTTACAACCCTAATCAATATAAAGCGCCTGAAGGTAAACCTGAAGGATGGGGTTTTTCCGATGATCTACAAGAAGAATTAGAAATTAAAAAACAAGAACGACTTTCTTCTATAAATAATTCTTACGAAAGACAGGCGTTGGATGAAAGACTAACCCAGACCAATGGTAAATTGGTTATGGACGCAAGAAATAAACAAGCCTCGGTTGAAGCTAAGTATGTTAAAGAAAATGCTCAAGCGACTCAAACTTTATACGCAAACAAAGTGTACGCAAATCCAAATAGTTTAGATGATGCTCTTGTCATGATGGATGATTATTACAAAACACTTCCTTCACAGTACGAAGGAATTAAACCTTTAATGGTTAAAGAAAGTACGTCTAACCTTTACGACTCCGCACTTGCAGGTAAAGTAAATAATCTTTTAAAAACAGATAACGTAAACGAAGGATCTATTAGCGCACTGAAAGCTGCAATTACTAAGGAAGGTAATCCTTGGCAAAAGAATGTTTCAGAAGCTACGTATCGACAAAGTATCGACAAGCTAAACAACATGCAAAAGGTGGCCAGAGGGCAAGCGGAATTTAATTCTAAAACTGAATTTGAAGATGAAATGAAACGCGTTCAAGAGTTTGGGATTGATCCCGCAACTTATAAATCTAAATTTAATCCTGATTTTATAAAGAATTCTTCTTTCACGCCTAAGCAAAAAGAAGATATGCTTCGCACGTACAACGAATCGATGGCCATAGGGGCGAAAAAAACAGAATTAAAAAACATGCCTTTTGATAAAGCAAAAGAATCTTTATCAAAAGCCGAATACCAAAAGAAGTCTGAAAAAGATCCATCTAAATATTATATTTACCGAGCGGAACAAGAAGCTGGGATAAAAGCTTTAGATCAAATGGAAAAAGCTTTTAAAGAAGATTCAATTAAATATATTGAAGATTACTACCCAGGTACTAAAGACTATATCGACAACTTTAAATTAAAAATGAATAGCGAACAAAATCCTGTTAAGCGCGGAGAGTTAGTTCAAGATTACGTTACTAAAATAACGTCGTCTCAAATACAACTTAATCCGTACGTAAATCCAAGGATACTTAGTAAAACAGATACCGATCAAATGAAAGCGGTTCTAGGATCTATTGGAGACGATACTTCCGGAGCGGATCAAGCTTTTGAACTTCTCAAGAAAGATTCTGAGAAATGGGGAAAATATTGGGATAGTGCTTTAAAAGATTACCGCAAAGATAAAGCGATAGATGGTACAACCGCGGTCGCTTCTTCTCTTTTAAATAATCCGGCCAAGCATCACATTGCTAAAGACATGCTAAAAGCTTCAAGGATGTCAGAGAAGGATTTGGATAACTTATCTACTAGCACACTAAATAAGAGCGATCTAGAAAACGAAGTTAAAAAAAGCATAAGTTCTTTTACTTCATCATTAGGAAGCGCGGTAGTTAATGACCGAGTAGAGATAACTAATTCTTACGTTGAAGGAATTAGTAAGCTTGCAAAATATTACGGCGGAAGAAAGTCAGTTAGCGAAATAGCGAATGAAGTTATTAACGATCAATTTGATTTCTTAGAAGTTAATGGGCGTAGTGTCAGGGTTCCAAAAAATGTTAACACGGGCGCATACGGGCGAGGGATTGAGAAAGCAGCGGACAACATTTTGTCTGGCGTAAATCAA